CACAATACAAACCAGAGATAGCACGAACAAGTTCAACACCACTGAGTGAGTTATCATTCATACGACCCACGAAAGGTGAGATGTATGTGGCACCTGCCTTCGCTGCCATCACTGCCTGAGCGGCGCTGAAACACAAGGTAACATTAGTTTCAATACCATCATCAGTAAGAACTTTACATGCAGATAACCCATCTTTAGTGAGAGGCAGTTTGATAGTAACATTTTCTCCAACCTCAATATATTGTTGGGCGTTACGAATCATTTCTACATCAGTATCACCTTCAACTTCAGCAGAAATACTTTCAAACTGAAATTCAGAAGCAAGTGTCTTAATAAAATCAAGGTAGTTTACACCAGACTTACGAACTAGTGTAGGATTTGTAGTGATACCATCGACTAGACCAGTCTCATATCGTTCAGAAATTGCTTCGTAGTCAGCAGTGTCTAGGAAAATTTTCATTGATTTATGTAATTATTTTTTAAATGATTGGTCTCGAATATTTTCAGCGAGAATTTGTTCACGCTTAAATTTATACCACGGATGCTCATATAATTCTCTTACTTCATTAGAGTCTTTCGACTCTTGTAACTGACTACAAATATTTGTAAGCATCCCTCGCATATATGCAAGTTCTGTTTTGATTTCTTGTAATTGATCTTTAATTTTTTGCTTGTCCATAAGTAATAGTGACAATGCTCGAAGAGGGGATCGAACCCCCGACAATCTCCGTGTAAAGGAGGCACTCTACCGCTGAGTTATTCGAGCAAACTCCTCCACCTGGACTCGAACCAGGGACAGGGTGATTAACAGTCACCTGCTCTACCAACTGAGCTATAGAGGAATAAAAATATCTCCTGCTCGTCAGCAGGAGAGGCACCAAGAGGGTTCCCACCTCTCTCCCACGCGGGTTGGATTCCGATTCTTTTTTCTCTCGGAGACGTGAGCACGGATGTATTCCAGTCCGTTAGCGACTCAGGTTGGGGTCGAACCAACGACCGACTGCTTAGAAGGCAGTTGCTCTATCCACTGAGCTACTGAGTCGAAAACTTCAAGCATAATATGCTTTGAAGTATGCAACAATTCCATCACATCTAGAATTTCCTTGTGATACCCAGTCATGAGCACACTCGGTGATTGCTTTCATATTATATAGCGGAGTTCCACTATTGTCAAGTTCAGATCCGAAACGATGCAGAAGAATGGAGTAAGCACGTTGACGAGTCTCCATCTTCTGTTCATTATAACGCCAATCTTCTATCATGTCAAATATACTCCTGCACCAGACATCCAAACATTTTCAGATCCTCCACCAAATATAGGCATTGGATTGAGTTGGGTGGTTGTTTTACCATGACCAGTTGCAATAGTATACATCACATCATGAATATTTTTTACCTCTGTAGAAGTCTCAACTAACAATAAATTTTCAGCAATTGCTTGATCGTAAGCAAGTTTATATTCTGTTTGATAAAGAGAAAAATAAGCATGACCAAACCAAGGGTCGTCTTTAAGATATTTTGGTGCTGGATAAGTCATACTAGAATCATTTTTTTGTTATAGTCGTATGCATATAATTCGCGATTGCCTTTAATTCCCCACCCTAACCAGCGATAAGCAGGTCTCATATAATAAGATATGCTTTGATCGTGTCCTTCAAATACAGGAAGATTGCGTTGGAAGATTGGTTCATTAATCATCCAGCGAACTTGTCCTTCAAGGGATGATGGATCGCATTGATATTTAGCACAGAAGGTTCCAAGACCCTTGTAGCGACCGATAGTAGTCCATTGAATCAAACCATACCCACCACTCTTACACTCGGTGTAGGAGACGCGAGCACCACCCTCACAGATGTTGGAGATAAACTTACTCTCTTGCTTGATGTTACCCATGATCGTAGCAAGAGCATTACGATCTTTGATAAGTGTTTTTTCTTGTAATTGTGCTAAAACATATTGTTCTGCGGGTGTGCATTCTTCACACTTCCAAGTGGGTTCATGAACTACCACAGGAATATCTACTGCAGGAGGAGAATTAATCTCAGTAATGCTTGGGTAAGCACATGCAGAACTAGTTAAAGTGAGTGCTATCAATGATAGCGTTCGTTTTAGCACAGAGTTACAATCAATTAACAAGGTTATCATACCATCACATGCGTTTGGTGTCAATAGGGGTGTACCATAAATATTTCTGGCACAAGGTGATATATTATGAGACTTTCTTCGGACGACATTTCAAGACTATTACGTGCTTGTGAAGTGTATAAGGACCAAACAGGTTCAGAATATATGTGGGAAGTTTATGACGACCTACAAAATAAATTAAAACTTTATACTGAGCAAATGCTCACAACTGATAACGTATAATAGAGATGCCACCACCATATTATATAACAAAAAAAGAATGCCAGGAGATGATTGATGTTGCAATACGAAAACACAATCGTAATGCTGGAATTATCAGTATGTGTGTTGGTTGGGTTGTTCTCGCACTTTTTGCTGAGGGTTTACTTCGACTCATTGGAGTGATCCCTCCAATCTTACCATGGTTAAAAATCAGTTTATAGGAAAATTATGAAAGTTGGAATGATTGGTCTTGGTAGTATGGGTGAGTCTATGTCTCGCCGTATGATCAAAGCAAGTATTGAAGTCTGGGGGTATAGAAATAACTATGAGAAAGCATGTGAACAATATGAAGCAGGATATGTAAGTGGTGTCACTACTTCATTACAAAGTCTTGTCCAGGCAGTTAAATCTGATGGCAAGCAATACACTAGTGCTGGTAAAATTCCTGGCATCTTTCAACTTGCTGTACCTAAGAAATCAATCAGTGGAGTGATGGACGAGTTACTAAAGTTTTGCAGTGAAGGGGATATTATTATTAATTATTGTAATTGTGATGCTAAAGATACTATAACATGGGCAGACTACTTATCAAAATTGGGTATGCAATATATTGATGCTGGTGTTGTTGGTGGTGTTTCTGGTTTAGACCATGGATATAGTCTAGTAGTTACTGGGGGAAAGTATGCGGTTGATACATGTCGTACAATCTTCGATGCTGCCTCACATGGAATTAAACCTTCCCACACCAAGAATGATTATTTAATGTATCCTCAAGATTATGGTTGGATTTATAGAAACTGGTAAAATATATGGAACAACGCATTAAGATGAGATATGCGTTTGCTATGTCATCATTTGGTAGAATGTTTAGACCAGATCATATTACAATGGAGATGAGATTACTCTGTAAAGAATGGTCCGAAATTGATGACCAACCACCTCAGGGTGATCTGTATCAAGTTGATCGTTACTTTTTAGAAATATGGAAAACATGGTCATTGCCTTTCGCTTCATAAATATGAGTGGGAACATTGGGGAACCCTTCGCGAGGAAACATAAATGAATCCAGTAATTTTAATCGGTTGCTTTACACCACTGGTTATTATTTTTATAGTAATGAAACTTGGAGTGTGGGTATCTGCAGTAAATACAGAAAACTCTTATGTCGGAAAAGAACCTTTCAGAAAACGAGGACCATTTGTGGCAGATGCATATGCAGACGTTGATGAAGAGGAAGAAGAATATGGAGATCGCACAGACTATCGATGATGCTTTATATGAATACTATGTTGTGGAGCAAGGAAAACCTGTTCCTAAATGGAGATATATTAAAGATCAAGACTGGTGGGTTGATTATCTCAAAAACCTAGGCATAGACCCCAGAAACCCATGAGCAAAGAACCCGACTACAGTGTAAATTTAACTATAGAAGATGTACGTTTATTACATTATTCTGTGCAAGAAACTATTAAGTATTGGCCAGGTGCTCCTGCTAGACCATACGAAGAACAAGAACATTTATGGTATATGAGAGATTCTCTATACAGAATCATGTTGGACTATCGATTTAATGAATTATGAAATTTGAATTAGATATAGATGACTACGCAATCATCCTCAATGCATTACACTACTATAAAAAAGTTGAGAAGCGAGGAAACTTCAAGCAGTATAATGAAGAGCGTGTCAATAAGTTGCGAGACAAAATGGCATACCAATTAATACCTTCCAGAGATAGTGGTAATAGATTATGATGAGTGGAATATTTGTATTTGGATTTGTCCTACTACTTACTATAGGAATGGAACTTACCTGGTCAGTTAAGAAATGAATTTACTATTACGTCCACTTGACTACCCAAGTGATCCTGTATGGTCAGTAATTATTCTGACATTCCTTGCTGCGGCATTATCATTAGGGTATATCGTATACATACTAAGACAAGCATTTGAGGAACTAGAAGATGGGAGCATTGACACCACCAAGCAGGAAGAGCTGCTACAACTTTCGAGTGACGGAGATCAATCGTGTACTTGATGGTGATACTATTGATGTCACTATTGATCTGGGGTTCGATCTATACAAGAAGGAAAGAGTTAGAGTTGCAGGAGTTGATACACCAGAAAAGAGGACCAAAAACTTAGAGGAGAAAGCACTTGGAATCGACGCAAC